TACAATCTCTATGTACTCCTGATTTCATTTTAAATTCTACCTCTTGGTCTACTACTATTATATCAATCATATTGATAATATCGCTACCTACTGATTTATGAGTTTCTATTCTTATTATGTTTGTTTTATTCACTTTATTTCCTTGTAAGTTATAATTGTAACTATTATTACGCATAAATATTAAAAAACAACAATATAATGTATAAATATTGAAAAAAACTTGCATATAGTTTAAAAGACTGTTAAATACAGTAGTAAAGGGTAATATGTGGTCTATAGCAAAACAGTAACTAAGGGAAAATTGCCTATACTTAATGATAGGGGTAAAGAGTGGGATTCAAACTCAGCAATTACTAGAGTAAGGGATTTTACTAATAGCAAGGATTCTCCATCTGAGGAATACAGAAAAGCCTTTTTATACTATGATTCAGACACTAAAGATAACTTTGGTTCTTATAAACTTCCTATAGCAGATGTAGTTGATAGTAAGCTTGTAGCAGTCCCTAGAGCAATATTTGCTGTAGCAGGAGCCTTGAGTGGTGCTAGAGGAGGAGTTGAACTACCTGAATCTGATAGACAAGAAATTATTAACAAAATAAATGGGTATTATCAAGATATGAGTAAATTATTTAATGAAGAAGTAGAATCTCCTTTAAAATATAAACCAGAATATAATGATGATGAGGAAGAAAAATCAGAGAAAAAAACTTTACAATTTCATGCTGAACTTAAAAGCTATGACGAAGAAAAAGGAGAGTTCACAGGATATGGTTCAATATTTGGTAATAAAGATTTAGGAAATGATGTAGTAGTTGAAGGTGCTTTTGCAAAATCACTAATGAGAAAAAGACCAAGAAATGTTAAAATGTTATTTCAACATGATACTAAAATGCCAATAGGTGTATTTGATGAAATCATGGAAGATGAAAAAGGTTTAAAAGTAAAAGGTAAACTTGCTTTAGGAACTCAATTAGGTAAAGAGGCATTTGAGTTAATGAAAATGGGAGCTTTAGATGGATTATCTATTGGATATAAGGCAGACCCTAAAAAACAAGTTTATGATGAAAGAGGTCGTAAAAGATTCCTTAAAGAGGTTGACCTAATGGAAATTAGTTTAGTTACTTTTCCTATGAACCCCAAAGCAATGATTACAGGGGTTAAGGCATGTGACAGAACTATTAGGGACTGGGAAAAAGTCCTGCGAGATGCAGGTGGACTTTCTAGAACCGAGTCGAAGATTGCTTCTAAGGCAGTCTATAACAGTCTGGTTAATCATTGGGAAGATGGAAAGCAAGACAATTCCGAGTTTGTTACATCTCTTAAAAATGTAATAAATATATTATCAACAAATAACAAGGAGTAGATTATGAGTGATTCAATAACTCAAAACGAAATCAAGTCTTGTATTGAAGGTATGGGAAAAGCTTTTGAAGAATTTAAAAGTACTAATGATGCCAAGATGAAAGAACTTGAAAAGAAAGGCTCTGTAGACCCTTTAGTTGAAGAGAAATTAAAGAATATTGAAGCTACTATGGATAAATTGGAAGACGTTAACCAGAAAGCTACAAAAATTCATCTTGAACAAAAGCAAGTTGCAGAAAAAGTTTCTAATTTAGAAACAATGATGAAAAGACCAAATTCAGGTCTAAATGCACAACAGATTGATGAAAAGTCTGTAGTATACGATAAGTATTTAAGAAAAGGTAAAGAATCTTTAGACGAAATGGAAGTAAAGGTTTTAACTGTTTCTAACGATACTGGTGGTGGATATTTAGCTCCTCCTGAGTATGTAAGAGAGATCATCAAGAAGGTAACAGAAATGTCACCTGTAAGAGCTGTTGCAAAAGTAAGAAGCACAACTCAAAGAAGTATTCAAATTCCATCAAGAACAGGAGTTTTTAGTGCTAATTGGGTATCTGAAATTGGAGCAAGGTCTGAAAGCACAGGATTAACTTATGGGCTTGAAGAAATTACAGCACATGAATTATATGCTTTAGTAGACATTTCAGAGCAAGATGTTGAAGACCCAGTATTTGACATGGAAGCAGAACTTTCTAGCGAATTTTCAACACAATTTGCAGTAGCGGAAGGTACTTCTTTTATTTCTGGTACAGGAGCAGGTCAACCAGAAGGTATTTTAACAAATACTAGTGTTGGTTCAACTGCAGGTGCAAATGATGCAATTACTATTGATAACTTAATTACACTTTATGGCGATTTAAAAAGTGATTATGCAAGAAATGGTACTTTCATGTTCAATAGAACTACACTTGCTGCAATCAGAAAGTTAAACACAGGAGCAGGTGGTTCTTATGTTTTCCAATCTGGTTTCTCTTTACAAACTGGTGTACCAAATACAATTCTTGGTCAGCCATATGTAGAAGCTTCAGATATGCCTAGTGTTGGTGATGGTACAGTTCCAGTAATCTTTGGAGATTTCTCTAGAGGATATTGTATTGTAGACAGAATTAATCTATCAATACTTCGTGACCCTTATACTCAAGCAGCTTCTGGCTCAATTAGATATTTAGCTAGAAAAAGAGTTGGCGGTCAAGTTGTAATGGCGGAAGCAATTCGTAAACTAACATTAACTTAATAAGAAAGGATAAATAATTATGTCAAAAAAAGATTTAGCTAATAATTTGTCTGTAACTCAAATTCTTGATCCTGCTACTATTACAAGTGCAGCAAGTACAAACTCCAATGGTATAGATACAGCTCTAACCACAGGAAGTGCAGTAATTACTGTTAATTGTGGTGAGAGTGGAGATACTTTGAGTGGTACTGTAAAATGGGATTACATTCTGCAAGATTCAGCAGATAATTCTACATTTGCAGCAGTTACAGATACTAATAGTGTAAGTTTTGGAACAGTAGATAGTTCTGGTATATTTGCAACAGTAGATGCAGCTTCAGAAGATGATGCAGCTTATACTATTGGTTATATAGGAGCAAAAAGGTATGTAAGAGTATCAATAGCAAGAACAGGTACTCATTCTAATGGTACACCACATGGTGCGATTGGTATTACTTCTCCGATACACAAACCTGTATCTGGTGGTAATGACGGCTCACCAACTGGTTAATTATGGTTGATTGTTATGGGGGAGGAAACTCCCCTTTAACATGTAATTGAGGAGATGTTATGAAAATTAAGATGTTAAAAGACAAAGCAGGAACAGCTAATGCTATAGGAAGTATTTGTATTACTTACGAAGCAGGTGCTACATACGAAATGAATGACGTTTGGGCAAAAAATTTAGCTGATAAATATATAGCTAATGGAGATGCAGAAGAAATTAAAGATATAGAAAAGAAAGTAGTTAAACCTACTCAAACAAAAGTAGAAAAAAAGGAAACTAAAAAAAAATCAAAGTTAAAGCTAAGAATTGAAGATTAATTATTAGGTATTAAATGCAAGACAAAAAGTTATTGACCAGACTTAATCATTTAGAAGATAAGGTAATAGAGTTAGAATCTATGATAACAAATAAAATAGAAGATAAAGTCATAGAAATGGTTGATAACGAGCAACTAAAATTAGGCTCTGATACTGATGGTTCAGTAAGAATAATTGCAGAGTATGATTGTAATACAACAGAAGAAGATTCTGATGAATTAGATAATCCTTATGAAGAAGGACATGATTTTGATAATTAAAATGATACAAGATTCAAAAGGAATGGCTAATAAAAATGGAAATGTAAGTATGGTTTACAATTCAGGTAAAATATATAATATGAAAGAAGATTGGCAAAAGCCACTAGCAGAGGTTTTTATTAATGAGGGTTGGGCGGTATTAAAAACTATTAAAAATAAAGAGGATTAAAGGTATGAGTGGAATAACAATAGTAACACCTGCATCAGTAGACCCTGTATCAAATAATGATGTAAAAATAGCTTTAAGAATACCAACTTCAGATTCTACACACGATACTTTAATAGGAACTGTAAGAGGAGTTGCTACTGAAATAGTACAAAACTATTTAGGAAGATCATTAACAAATCAAACATTAAAATTATCTTTAGATTCTTTACCTTATGAAGATGATAATTTACCTGCTTATGAAGGTATAGTTACTGCTCCTTATATGACTAGAATTGCTAGGTCTATAAATTTACCACAACCTCCCATAATTTCTGTTACTAGTGTTAAAACCTTTAATGATAGTGATACAGCAACAACTATTTCTGCATCTAAGTATTATGTAGATGCTTCTACTGACGCAGGAAGGGTAGTATTAAGAACAGGTCAAGTATGGGGAGAAATGCTTAGAGTAGCTAACTCTATGGAGATAACATATGTAGCAGGATATGGCACTAGTTCAGGAGTAGTTCCTTTAGGAATAAGACAAGCTATAATAAGTTTATCTGTTTTTTATTTTGAAAATCCAGAGGCAGTAGTAAAAGGTGAAACTGCAAACCCAGTGTCTGGGGCTATACAATCTCTTTTAAGACCTTATGCAGTCAGGAGATTTGGTATAGGGTTTAGCTAATGCCAAAAAAATCTATAAATGTTGGGGATTTAAGGTACTCAGTAAAATTACAAAGCAGATCAAAGTCTACTGATACAGGAGGAGGTTTTACTTCATCTTGGGGAGATACTAGAACTTTGTTTGCTAACATTATTCCAGTAAGCGGTAATAACCCTTTTGACGCAGGAAGAATAGAACATAACCTTACACATGATGTCTACACTAGATATTATAGTGATATTAATTATACAGCAAATGGTGGTCAAATGAGAGTTTATTGGAATGATTTTGGAACAAACAGAATATTAGAAATCAAATATGTTTTAACTATACAACAAAGAGATAGATGGTTATTATACAGGTGTACGGAAGGAACAAGTGAGGTAATTTAATGGCAGGTATAAAAATTAAAGCTGTTAATCAGGTAAAGTTTGAACAAAGACTAAAAAGTCAAGGCACATCAATAAATAGAAATATTGTAAATGCTGTAAATGCTATTGCTAATGCTATTAGAAATGATGCTGTTATTAGTATTAATCAAAATCCTAGAGCAGGAAAAACTACAACTAGATATAACCCTACAAGAACTATTAAAATTTCTAAGGAAGGAGATGCTCCTGCAGGAGATACTGGTTCTTTAGCTAGTCAAATTTATGTAAAGATAGACAGTGGTGGTTTTGGTGCTAGTATAATTAGTAATGCAAAATATAGTGAAGCTTTAGAATTTGGCACTATTAAAATGGGGGCAAGACCATTTATGCAACCTTCAGCAGAGCAAAACAGAAAAAAATATAAGGCAAGAGTAATTAAAGCAATAAAAACTGGATTAAAATGATAAATAAAATTAAATTAAAAATTAATAAAATATATAACCTTATTAAAAATAGATTATTTGGTAAGTTATGTGAATGTAATAATAAAAGAAAAAAGAAAAATGGAAAAAAAAACTAAATATAAAGTAATGGCTTTTAACTCTAAAGGCGATTTAATAGATCATTATGAAGATTGCAAAGTATTTGTAGTAACAGAGGATAGTGTTCCTGCAAGAGTCATGTCAGAAGGTGTTTATACTTTATTAATAGATAATTCTTTTGAAATAGGTGATTATGTTATAGGTGCTTGTAATAGCAATAAAGATATAGTTGCTACAGCTATAAATAAAGGTTCTTATGATATAAATAAACACGAGATAATAGGAAAAATAGTAGGAAAAGATATTAATGTAGCTAGGGTAATGATATGAGTTTACATGCATTTCCTTTACAAGAGAGAATATATACAACTTTAAATGGTGATTCTGCACTAGGTGATTTAGTAACTGGTGTTTATGATAGCATTCCAGATGATACAGTATTACCTGCTGTTCAAATTGGTTCTTCTACTACTACAGACGATGCGATGAAAGGAACTGATGCAAGGTCATATATATTTCAAGTAGACGTATGGAGTGCTTACAGAGGTTTTAAGGAAATAAAAACAATCATGCAGAGGGTGTATGCTTTACTACATGAACAAGCTCTGGTAGTATCAGGAGCAAATCTAATTAATTTGAGATGTGAATTTACAACTCAGTTAATAGAAGGCGATGGTGTCATTAGGCATGGTATCATGCGTTTTCGTGCTTATATAACCGATTAACAAATAAGGAGAAAAAATAATGGCAGCACAAAAAGGTTCAGCACTACTAATGAAGATAGGAAATGCAGCTTCACCTGAAGTATTTACTACTATCGGAGGTATGCGTTCAACATCTATTTCAATGAATGATGAGATGGTTGATATAACAAATAAAGATAGTTCAAGAGCAAGAACTATACTTGCACAAGGTGGAGTTAATAGTATGACTGTATCTGGTTCAGGAGTTTTTACAGATTCAGCTTCGGAAGCAACACTAGAAGGAAAGTTTGATAGTGCAACTTTAACAAACTATCAATTTCTAGTACCAGACTTTGGAACTTATACTGGTGCATTTATGCTTACTACTTTAGAGTATGCAGGTGAGTACAATGGTGAAGTTACTTATACTTTCACATTTGAAAGCTCTGGAGCAATAACATTAGCAACTGTATAGGTATTTAAATGGCTTGGAAAAAAATTGATGCTACTATTGATGGAAAAGAAATTTCTGGAAATATTAATGGTAACAATTTAGAAATACCTTTTACAGAAGGTCTTAATGCAGAAAGTGTCATAGTTATTGACGGAAGTGCTATAAAGGTGATAAGCATAACTAATGTCGGTGACAGGAATGAAATCTTAAAAATTGAGGTGAAAAATGACGAACAAGTATCGAGGCGAACTAAAGGTAAATCTAAACAATAAGGAATATAATACCAGATTAACTTTAGATGGTATTATGAGGATTGAAGAAACAACTGGTAAGCCTATTCTTAAATTAGCTAATGATTTAATGAATAGCCAGTTGTCTATGACTGATATTGTTAGTGTGATGACAATAGCATTTAGAGGCGGTTCAAATGATTTTAAACAAAAAGAAGTAGGTGATATCTTATTTAATGCAGGTATGATAGAGTCTATGAGAGTGTGTGCAGAAGTTATAACAAATACTATAACAGGGGGTACAAAAGAAGAAGATGAAAAAAAGCAGGAGGAAGTGTCAAGTCAGACCGATTAGATTGGCACAGGTATATCCAAATCGGATTAGGAATGTTAGGAATGTCCCCTGCTGTATTTTGGGATTTAAGTTTGACGGAATTGAATTTGGCAATAGATGGTTTTAGAGAATTTAATGGTGCAAATAAAGACAGACCAATGAATAAAGAAGAATTAAATGAATTAATGGAGTTATACCCAGACTAATGGCAACAGTAGATACATTACAGGTAAGAATAGAAGCTGATATGAAAGACCTTAAAAGGGGTCTTAGAGATGTAAAGCAAAGAACAAACGACAGTACAAAATCTATGACTACCGCTTTTACAAAGCTAGGTAAAGTAGTAGGTGTTGTTGCAGGTGCTTTGATGGTCAGAGAACTAGGAAGGGGTGCAGTTGCAGCAGTAAACTTTGCAGCAGATGTAGAAGAAATGCAATCAAAATCCTCTGTGGTTTTTGGTAGTTTTGCAGGTGAGGTTAGAGATAGTTTAGGTGCTTTTGCAAATGAAGTAGGTAGATCAAGGTTTGAGCTAGAAGGAATGGCATCAAGTATTCAGGATACTTTTGTTCCTATGGGTTTTGCTAGAGGAGAGGCATCAAAACTTTCAGTAGAATTAACAAAATTAGCTACTGATGTTGCTTCTTTCAACAATGCTTCAGATACAGAAACAATGAGGGCATTCCAAAGTGCTTTAGTAGGAAACCATGAAACAGTAAGAAGGTTTGGTATAGTTATTACTGAAGCTACATTGCAACAAGAACTTTTTAGAATGGGTATTACTAAGTCTGCTGATGAAGTAACTAACTCAGAAAAGGTACAAGCAAGATTAAATTTAATAACAGCAGGAACTACTGATGCTCATGGAGATGCAGCAAAGACAGCAGATAGTTATGCTAATAGACAAAAAGCTTTAAAGTCAGCTACAGATGAATTAACTAACTCTTTAGGTCAAATTTTTATGCCTATAATGAGCGGTGTAACTGAATCTCTTATAGGAGCAGCAAAGCATACTAATGACTGGTTACATAGATTAGGTGCTGTGGGAGATGCTATAGGGGATATAAGGCTTAACAATTTAAGACAACAACTCAGAGAAGTGAATACAGAACTTGAAGAATTAGGTGAAACAACTGAAGTAGTAGATGACTTACTTACTCCAATGGGAGGAGGGGCAAGAACTCAAAAATTAGCAGAACAGGAAAGATTACAAGCTAAAATTAATGAAATCTTAAATGAAAGAAAAAGAATAATAGAAGAAACACATACAGTTCAAACTAGGGACCAGATGGGATTAGATCCAGAACCTGAAGCAAAAGCACCTGCTGTTCTAAATAAATCACAAATAAAAGCTAATGATGATTTAAAACAATCTATTGCAGATGTTAGATTTGAAAATGAATTACTTAAAGCTAGTATGCATGGTGCTAGTGAAGCAGATTTAGAAATGATGAGAATAAGAAATGAATTTAAAGGGGTAAATGAGGAGCAATTATCTATTTTGCAAGAAGAAACAAGATTAAGAATGGCTTTAGAAGAACAAAAGTTAAATGAAGAAGAAGCTAGTAAACGTCAACAAGAATTAGCATTAGAAACAGTAGCAAAACAAAAAGAACAAATAGATTTATTAGAAGAATTAGGTATGAGAAACAAAGATTTTACAGAACAACTTAATCTATTAAGAGAAGCAGAAGAAATGGGAACGATAAGTTCAGATGAATATAATGAAGCTTTAGGAAGATTAAATATAAAAATGTTTGAATCAACTGAGGCAGGTAGTATTCTTATGAATGGTCTTAATAGAACAACTGAAGAATTATCTAAAACAATGGCAGATAGCCTTATGGGTATGGGTGATGGTTGGAAGGGTTTTAAAGATAGTTTAAAGGGAATTGTAAGAGATATAATTGCACAGTTCATAAAAATGCAAATACAAGCATTTATTACAAAACAAGCTATGAGTTTCATGGGTGGTGGATTTATGGGTTTTGGTGGAGGCGGTGGCGGTGGCGGTGTAGGATTTGCAGCTGAAGGAAATACTAGTCTTAATTCTAAACAACCTTTTGTAGTAGGAGAACGTGGTCCAGAATTATTTGTACCTAATACATCTGGTTCTATTATGAGTAATGCACAATCCAAAAAAATTTCAGGAGGAGGAAAAGTAGTGAATCAAACTTTGAATTTCGATGTAGGAGTAGCTCAAACAGTAAGAAGTGAAATTTTATCTCTAATGCCAACTATCAAGCAAGAATCAATTACTGCTATGGTAGATGCAAAGGAAAGAGGCGGAAGGGTAGCAGACGTATTTAAATGACAACATTCCCATTAACATTTCCAACAACTATTGCACCTAAAGATACTAATTTTAGAATAACTAGAATAGCAGGTGTAAATGAAAGTATTTATACTGGCACTCAACAAGTCTATCAATATACAGGAGAATATTGGGAAGTAGATATAACTATGCCTCCAATGAGAACTGCAACAGCAAGAGCATTTGTTTCATTTCTAGTAAGTTTAAGAGGACAATATGGAAGTTTTTTTGTAGGTGATTTTGATGCTAAAACTGCATTAGGAACAGCAGGAACTTCTGCAGGTACTCCTTTAGTAAAAGGGGCTAGTCAAACAGGTAATACTTTAGTATGTGATGGAGCACCTAATAGTCAAACAGGTTATTTAAAAGCAGGAGATTATATACAGTTAGGAAGTGGAGCAACTCAAAGATTACATATGGTAGTAGCTGATTCTAATTCTGATGGTAGTGGTAATTTTACTTTATCTATTGAACCTGCATTAAGAACTTCTCCTGCAGATAATCTAGCTATTACAGTTGCAAATACTAAAGGTGTTTTTAGATTAAATGCTAACACTACAGAATGGAACGCAAATGAAGCTTCAACATATGGTATAGCTTTTTCAGCAAGAGAGGTTATAGATTTATGAGAACAACTTCTTCTGCTTTTCGTGCTGTTGCTCGTTCTAATAAAATTAAAACTGCTGTTTTGGTAGAGGCTACTTTTTCTTCTGGTAGTATCAATCTTTGGACTGGATATGGTAATTTAACTTATGGAGGAATAACATATTCAGGAGCAGGTAGTTTACTAGATATTAGTAGTGTTCAGGAAAGCTTAGAAACTAGAGCTAATGGTTTTAGTGTGACTTTAAACGGATTAGACCCTTCATTGTTAGCTGTAGCATTAGCAGAGCCTTATACTGGTAGACCTTTTAAGGCAAAACTAGCTTTTATTACACCAGATTTAGACCAAGAAACTACCTTTAAAGTAAGAGTAGAATCAACATCAGGCGGAAATAAATACTTCATTGAAGATGAACAGCAAGATACAATAGAATTAAAATATGGTAATAAATATATTTTTGACGTTTCAGATAGCTCGGTAACTGGACACCCTTTTTTACTTTCAACTACAAGTGATGGTGTGCATGGAGGAGGTAGTGTATATAGTACAGGGGTAACATATTTTTTAGATGGAGTAGCTACTAGCGAAACAGATTATAAAAATACAAGTAATTTTAATGGGGCTACTTTAAGACAAGTAAAATTTACTGTACCTGCAGAAGGCTCTTTTCCTACTAACTTATATTATTATTGCCATGTTCATTCTGGTATGGGCGGAAGCCTTACAGGATATAGTTCTATTATAATTTCAGACCCATACACAATATTTGATGGATTTATGGACGTAATGGAATTAAGTGATAGTGGAGACAAAGCTAATATAAATTTACGTTGCGAAAGTCAATTAATATCCTTACAGAAAACAAATACTAGAAGATATACTCCTGAAGATCAAAAAATAGATTTTCCTGATGATTTAGGTTTAGAGTATGTAACATCTATTCAAGATGATGAGGTAATATGGGGCAGAGGATAAATAATTGGCAAATAGTTTTTCAAAAAGAAATAGAAAAGCCAAGAAATTTTAATAGAGGAAAAACAGACTGTGTTATGTTTGTATTAGATGTTATTGGAAAATATACAAATAATAAACTAGGACAAGAATATTTTGGAAAGTATTCTAATTTATCTCAAGGATTAAAGCTTTTAAAGAATTGGGGTACAAAAGGAAAAACATTAAATGAACATATTATAAATTTATTTGATAAACAGTTTGATAGAGTTCATATAAACTTAGCAAAAAGAGGAGATATAGTAGGCTTAAATTCTCCTATGGCTTGTAGTTCTAATGGAATGGCAGATAGTGGTTTTACTGTTGGTATTATGTGTGAAGGTTTTGGAAGGTTTGTTAATTATAAAGGTTACGAAGATATACCTAGAGAACAATTACAAATGGCTTGGAGTGTATAATGGGAGGTAAAGGCGGAACAATATTTCAAGTTGCATTAGCTGCAGGAGTAGGTTATTTAGTTACTGGAAGTGTTGTTGGTGCGGTACTTTATGCAGCTGCTGCTTATGCTAGTATTAAATTAGCACCAAAACCACAAATACCTGATCAAGAGCCTTTTTCAAACTTAGCTTCTAAAGATAGAAAACTTTCATTTAGACAAGCTATAACAACTAGAAAGATAGTTTACGGAAGAATAAGGGTAGGTGGTCCGATAATATTTTTAGAGTCTACAGCAGATGGTGGCATAAAGAATGAATTTCTTCATATGATAGTCGCTGTGGCTTCTCACGAAATACAAAGTTTTGATGAGTTTTATGTTAATGGAAATAAAATATTACCATCTCAGTTAGATGCTTCTGGAAATGTAAATGATTCAGGTACTCCCTATTATGACGGAAGTAAGTCTTTTGTAAGAATACAAACAGCTACAGGAACTACTTCGCAATCTGCTAATTCTGATTTAATTTCTGAATCTGGTGGTCTTTGGACTAGTAATCATAAATTATCTGGAATAGCTTATGTGTATTTAAGATTTAGGTTTAATAGAGATGTGTGGCAAGGAGGAGTTCCTCAGTTTGCCTGTGTTATTAAAGGTAAAAAAATATATGATACTAGAACTGGTGCAACAGCCTTTAGTAGAAACCCTGCATTAATTTTAAGGGATTACATGACTACTGATTTAGGTATGAAGATGTCTAGCACAAAAATAGATACATCTTCAGTTAATACTTCAGCAAATTTATGTGATGAAACTCAAGCTTTATCAGGCGGAGGAACAGAAAATAGATACACAGGAGATGGTATGATAGATACTGGAGTTACTCCTAGACAAAATATCAATGATATTCTCTCAGCTATGTCAGGTCAAATTACTTATTCTAATGGTGTTTTTAAATTTTTTGCAGCTAGTACTGCAACTGCAGTTATTAGTTTAAATGAAGATGATGTAGTAGGAGAGTTAAGAACACTAGCTAGATTATCAAGAAAAGAAAATTTTAATTCTATAAAAGGAAAGTTTTTATCTGAAGATACGGATTGGGAAGAAACAGACTATCCTGCATTAAGCCCTTCTAGTTTTATAACAGAAGATAATGGAGAAGTAATTTACAGAGATTTTAATTTACCTTTTACTACTTCTCAAGCTACAGCACAAAGAATTGCTAAAATACAATTATATTTAGCAAGACAACCTTTAACTGTTACAGGAACTTTCAAATGTAGTGCTTTTGCTTTAAATAATAATGATTTAGTAAAGCTAACTAATAGCAGATATGGTTGGGACGAGAAAGTTTTTAGAGTTCATTCTTGGGGATTCAATAATAATTCTAGTGGAGTGTCAGTTACTATGAGTTTAATAGAGTATTCAGCAAGTGCTTACTCATGGTCTACTACAGAAGAACAAGCTTTAACTGATTCTCCTAATACTAATTTACCTGACCCTTTTTCTATATTACCTCCAACTAATTTACAAGCAGTAGAAAATTTAGTTATAGCAAGAGATAACTCTAGATTAGCTTCTAGCTTGGATATAACCTTTACTGCTTCGTTAGATGCTAGAGCAGTTACTAATGAGATACAATATAAATTAACCTCTTCATCTACTTACATATCAGCAGGAACAAGCCCTTCAACAGAAACATCTGTATTAGATTTAACTGCAGGAGTTTATGATGTAAGAGTAAGAGCAATAAGTGCAATAGGAATAGCTTCATCATTTACTAGCACTCAAATTAGTTTATCTGGTTTATCTGCCCCACCTTCAAATATGACAGGCTTAAATTCTATGCCTAGTGCAGGACTTAATTTTTTAAGTTGGAACAAGTCTACAGATTTAGACGTTACATTGGGAGGGGGTGTAGAGATTAGATTTAGCCCTTTAACTTCTAGTGCAATTTGGAACGGCTCTACTTTAGTAGATGATAAAATAGCAGGGGATTCTACATCAGTTGTAGTTCCATTAAGAGCAGGTACTTATTTAGCAAAATTCTTTGATAGTTCTGGACATTACTGTGCTACAGCATCAACTAGTGTAACTACAGGAGCAACAGTATTAAACTTTCAAAATACTGTAACTATTACAGAAGGTACTGCATTTTCAGGAACTAAAACTAATTTAACTGTAGATAGTGGTAATTTACAATTAAATTCCTCTACTACAATAGATCAAGTAACAAATTTTGACGGCATATCTGATTTTAATTTTTTAGGAGGTTTAAATACTTCTGGTACTTATATTTTTTCAAATGTAATTACTAAAGGGGCAGTTACTAGAATGAGGTTGCAATCTAATGCAACTATAAATATTTTAAATATAAATGATTTATTTGACCAAAGATTTGAAAATATAGACACTTGGAACTCTTTTGACAATACAGGAGATGCTGCAGTTGGTAACTTAAAAACATTCTATGCCGAAAGTGCAGACGGAGTTTTTGGAAGTATAGATGAGATAACACAAAACATTGACACATGGTCAGATTTTGATACGATAACTGATGAATTTATAGAATTTAAGGAATTTCAATCTGTGGAAGTAAACAATAGATATTTTAGATTTAAAGCAGAAATAAAGACAGATGATCCTGCATACAATGTAAGATGCTCTGCTTTATCAGTAACAAGTAATACTTTATAAGGAGAAAAAATGGCAACCCATGATTATGTAATAGCAAATGCTGATGGTGCAACAGTAAGAGCAGATATAAATTCAGCATTAGCTGCAATAGTTTCAAACAATAGTAATGGCTCTGAACCTAGCACTAAATATGCTTATATGTGGTGGTTTGATACAGGAACTAATATTTTAAAATTAAGAAATTCAGGAAATGATGCTTGGGTTAATATTACTACAATAGATCAAACTGCTGATACTGCAAATATAGTTTTTGATGACGCAAACCAAACTTTTACTAAAGCACAAAGAGGAAGTATAACTAGAGTTGATTCTACAACTGGTGGTGCTATTACTCCTGATTTTGCATTAAACAATCATTTTTTATTATCAGGTAATTCAGGAAATGGAACTTTAGTAGCAGATAACTCTGGTGCTTATACTCTTGCAAATCCTTCCAACTTAGTAGTAGGTCAAACTGGTTCTATATTTGTAGTACAAGACGGAACAGGCGGAAGAACTTTAGCTTACGGAAGTAAGTTTAAAACAGCAGGTGGTGCAGGAATAACTTTATCAACAGGAGCAAATGCAGTAGATAGAATAGATTATATAGTTCATACTACTAGTTTGATTCAAATTGTAGGAACTTTGGCTTACGCATAATGGCAGTATTAAACACATCAAATAGAGCAGGAGCATCTGGGCAAGGTTCAGGTGGTGGAGGTAGTAGTTTTTATTCACATCAGATAGAACAATCAGTTAGATTTGAACAAGATGCAGGAGATAAACTATCAAGAACTCCTAGTAGTGGAGGAAATAGAAGAACTTGGACTGTAAGTTTTTGGTATAAAAAAACTCATAATGATAATTCAGGAAATCACATGGTTCCAT